TCTTGCTGGTGGTGCAGGATCAGGCAAAGGTTTTGCAATCAAGAACTTTATGGAAGGTGAAAAGTTCAAAATTCGTGATGTAGATGAATGGAAAAAAGCATTCATGAAATTAGCGGATACAAAGAAAATGTATCCAACAATTCAGAATTTATCCTTAAAAGATCCAAAGTCAGTATACAAACTTCATATGTTTGTGAAGAAAAAGAACATAAAAGACAAGTCCCTTGATCTTCTTTTGAGAGATGCAAACACCAGACATTTACCAAATATCATGTTCGATATCACAATGAAAGATGCAAGTGATATTGGAGATGTCATTCCAAAATTAGTGGAAGCAGGATATGATGCAAAAAATATCCATCTTACATGGGTATTAACAAATTATGCAGTTGCAATTCTTAATAATAGAAATCGTGAAAGAGTAGTTCCAGAAGATATTATGTTACTCTCACATGAAGGTGCCGCTACAAATATGTACGATGTTATTAAAGGAAAACTTCCAAGAGGGTTAAATGGTGGAGTTCGGGTTATTCTTAATAATAGAGACAATACTATTGTATGGGCCGATCCTGACACAAAAAAACCCATGAAAACTTCTCAGGGGGATATAATTATTAAAGATTTTACCTACTTGACTCTCAAGAAAGAAGGAAAATCAATCGGGCCAGAAACAGATGTTAAACGGCAAATTTTGAGTTGGATTGCGGCTAATGTACCAAAGACAAAATTGACAAAAGATATGATGGGTGTTGATCCAGATCTTTTAGATAATTTTATGCCGAAAAAAACTTGACATTCAGCACGTTTCTGTGGTACAATATAAGTGAAAGTGAGAAAGGAATAAACATGACATCTAAGACATTAAGAGATATGAGAAAAGAACTTCTGGATAAGTATTCGGAAAAAATGACAGGATATGAACATTTAGATGATGGGACTGGCGACTACGCAAGAACTATTTCAAAGGATTCTGAAAAAGAATCTGAAGAAACTTCGGAAAAAACTTGACAAACCTGTCAGGATTTGGTATAATATAAGTAAAGAGTGAGAAAGTAAACCTTTCAACAATAAATTATCATGAAACATAAGACAACCTCCCTAATAGAACAGAAATCTCTTCTTGCCAAACTGATGGCTGCAGAGAACATTACTGTTGAACACAAGAAAATTCCTACCGCAGCATTCGATGTAAAAAATCGTGTTCTGTACCTACCTATCCTAAAATGGAAGCCTGGTTCTGAGGTTTATGACCTTTTTTGTGCCCACGAAGTTGGTCACGCACTTTGGACTCCTGAAGATGGATGGCATTCTTCTATAAGTAAAAAAGGAAAAGGATACAAGTCCTTTCTGAACGTTGTAGAAGATGCAAGAATCGAAAAGAAAATTAAGAGAAAGTTTGCTGGTGCTCGGAAATCAATGATTGAAGGGTACAAGAGTTTAATGAATGAAGATTTTTTCGGATTGAGTAAGATGGGGGTTGACCCTAACGATCTTGGTCTGATTGATCGTATTAACTTATATACCAAAGCCGGAACTTCTTACGGAATCGAATTTTCCGATGAGGAAAAAGTTTGGGTCAATCGTGTTGAAAGAACCGAATCTTGGGAAGAAGTTGTTAAGGTTTGTGATGAACTTTACGATTGGTGTAAAGAAAATGAATCGGAAACTGATAACAGTTATGGTGAATTTGGTGAAGAAGATTCTGATGAGAATGAAGAAAATGAAAGTTCTGAAGAATCTGAAGATAATTGGGAGAATGACCTTTCAGATGCTTTTGATGAATTAGATCGTATAGCTGATGATTGTGAAGAAAATGAAGATGATTCTGAAGAAGATGGGCCTTCAAATAGTGGTGGTGAAGATTCTGCCGATGAAGATGGTTCTGGAAAATCAAAAGAAGGAGAATCTTCTGATAAGACTGATGAAGAAAATTCAGAGTCGGATGATTCATCTGATGAAGAAAAAGAATCTTCCAAGAAAATTTCTTCTAGTGGATTTGAAGGTGGTGTTGGAGATGCTTTTGGAGATCGTGAAGGTATGTCGGGGCCACGTTCCATTACTGATGAAGAGTTTCGTAAAAGAGAAGAAGAATTAGCGGATATGAGTGAAAGTACAGAACTTCCTCTTTATTTGACTTTTCCTAAAATTAATACAAATGCACTTGTGATTGATTACAAAAAAGTTCTTGAAGAATGTAATAGTTACTATGCAAGTCAAGATGGTGCAAATGAATATGGAATTAACCTTCTGAAAAAGTTTAAGTCAACTAATGACAAAATGGTCAGTTACATGGTCAAAGAGTTTGAAATGAAGAAAGCCGCAGATATTCATCGAAGGGCATATAATTCAAAAAAAGGAACTCTTGACATGAATAAGATTCATGCATATAAGTATAGTGAAAATCTGTTTCAGCAAATCACAAATTTGCCTGAAGGAAAGAATCATGGTATGGTTATGTTCATTGATTGGTCTGGTTCCATGCACAATTACATGAAAGAAACCATTGAACAATTGATTAACTTGACAATGTTTTGCTCGAAGGTTCAGATTCCTTTTGAAGTTTATGCCTTTTCTGATCATTATCGTGATTGGAAAGATGCGGAAAATGATTATTATCGTGAACAAAATAAGAATCGTCTTTATAATGAAACGGCCTTAGGAAAGAAAATTGCAGACTACAAAAAGAATAATATTGTAGTTTCAAATAGTTTTCGTTTGATGAATCTTTTTTCTTCACGAATGAAAAATCGTGAATTGAACAATGCATATCAAAATTTTCTTATGGTTGCAGAAGGATTTAGTGATCGTTATTCTCATTATTACAGTAGTGATTATCGGTATTTTGGAATGCCTAATAATTATTCACTTGGTGGAACTCCGTTAAATGATACGATTGTTGTTGCAAAATCTGTGATTGAAGAGTTCAGAATGAAGTCCCGAGCACAGATTGTTAATGCAGTATTTTTGACTGATGGTCAGAGTAATCAATGTAATGAATATTTGAATTCTGCCAACGAAGTTGAAAGATTTAATAGGTATTCAGTTCATATTGATGACCCTGTAACTCGTATGAGAGTTTTTCCTGAAGATGTTAAAAAGTCTAGTCATAAAGTAACTTCACTTCTTTTACTTGCACTAAAAAGGTCATTGGAAATAAATCTTCTTGGATTTTTCCTGACTTCTGGTTCTGGAAGAAGAAATGCTAGTAATTTGGGGTATGTAATGTCACGATACCCTACTGAAGAAGACAATGCAAAGTTTCGCAAGGAAAAGTTCTTGATCGATTCAGAAACAGCTTATGATGAACTTTACATTATCAATACCAAAGGTCTTGAAATTGACGAAGTTGATCATATGGGTTCAGTTCAAGTCGGATCTACCAAAGCGGAAATTCGGAAAGCACTGAAAAAGAATACCAAAGGAAAGTTGCAAAATCGCATCCTTCTTAACGCATTTATCGAAAAAGTTGCGTAAAAAACTTGACATTACGGTCAGAATTTGGTATAATATAATTATGGAAATGAGAAAAGATGACTTTTCTCTAATGTGAACCCTCCTATTGGAGATTTGTTATGAGTAATTTGAGTGAAAAACAGACTGAAATTGTTAGGGGCCTAGAAAAAGGTTTTCCTGACCGTGAAGTCACCATGAAACAATTGATGGAATGGGCAGAGAACGAAGGTTTTTCTAAGTATGCACCATCATTCATTTGGAAAAGTGGAAATAAAGTACGAAGGGGTGTATTTCGTATCCCTGAAATTGGTGCAAATGTCGCAGATGCAAAAGTTGCATTTGTGTCTATGGCAACAGAAGAAAAGAAAGAAGTTGCATTGGCAAGTAATGTTATTGAATTCCCCAAAAACGAAACGGAATCTTATGTTCCTACAAGAGTTGGGAACTACGTTAAGTTTGGTCATTACGCTGATGTAAAGACCATCAAAAAATCTGGACAATTTTATCCTGTCTTCATTACTGGTCTTTCTGGAAACGGAAAAACCATGATGATTGAACAAGTTCATGCGGAATTGAAAAAAGAACTTTTTCGTGTGAATATTACTATTGAAACTGATGAAGATGACTTGATTGGTCATTACGCATTAATCGATGGTAAAACAGTTTGGCAGGACGGGCCAGTTGTTCTTGCAATGGAACGTGGTGCAACTCTTCTTCTTGATGAGGTTGACCTTGCATCAAACAAAATTATGTGTCTCCAACCTGTTCTGGAAGGAAATCCACTTCTGATTAAAAAGGAAGGAAGGATTGTCCGTCCTAAAACTGGTTTCACAGTCATGGCGACTGCAAACACCAAAGGTAAAGGTTCTGAAGATGGTCGGTTTATTGGAACTAACATCTTGAACGAGGCTTTCCTTGAAAGATTTCCAATT